GATTAAGGAGAAGAGCAATGGAACTTAAACCAGAAGATTTAAGCAAGCACGTGGTACAGCAGCAAGCAGACGAAAGGGAGTGGTTCAAACCAGAACTAGGGCCTGAAGCTATAGCCCGTGCTCGCAAGCATGCAGCCGAGAACAAAGAAGGGGATCAGGGTTTCAACCCCATGGCCAGAGATCCCGTAACAGGCGAGTTGCTGCACCCAAGAGAACTCTAGCAGCAGACAAGGGGCCGCTAGCTCATGTTGGTTAGAGCAGTGGACTCATAATCCATTGGTGCCCAGTTCGACTCTGGGGCGGCCCACCACACACAGCAGCAGACAGCAGCAGGTGAGAAAGACCCTTAGACCCTTGTGGTTTCTGGGTCTTTCATTTTGGTTGCATTTTGGACAAATGTATGCTATACTGTTTTTTTAGTTAATAGGAGCCCAAATGCTAGCAACAACCAAACAAGCACGTAAACTAGCGCACAGTATTTGCACACTAGGTGGACTTACATACACGGACGTAAGTGCAAGCAAGCGCAAAACAGGAACTAATTTGCGCAATGTTACATTTAGCATACGCTACAACTTTGCACAGGAGGAAGCGCAACTGCTGCGTGAAGCTATGTTTTTATGTGGCTTTACAAATGCAGTAAAAGTAACGCTAGGCAAGTATTGCTATTTGCGTATTAACAATTGCGTGTTAGTTTAAAAGGAGCTTATATGTACTATGTAATGCACAAGGATTACGCTGGCTGGTGTACAGCAGCGTTTACACAAGAGGCTAGTGCTAGCTGTTTTTTACGCTACTGTTTACAGCGTGGGGAAACAGCTTACATTACAACAACCCTACAGTAAGTAGGGTTTTTTATTTTGGTTGACATTTTGGACATTTGATGCTATAATTATAACATGAACTTAGAAAAGCCTACCCGTAAAAAGCGTACCGATCGTACTCATATCATCTATGAGCTACGTGTTAACGGTGCTAGCTACATAGGAGTCACAGCTAAGACTGAGACTACTATTAATAAGAGTGTTCTTGCTAGAGCAGCGAAACACTTCTATCGTGCCAAACGGGAAAGCAAGGATTGGCTACTATGCAGGGCTCTACGTGAGCTCGCGGACAAGAGCGAAATAGAAGTACTAGTGCATGAAACCCTACGTGGCAAGGCAGATGCACACCGTCGTGAGCGCGAGCTGATCCGCGAACTGAACCCACATTTAAACACAGACAAGAGAGGAATGTAATGGGCACACCCTTATACATGGAACTGGCAGACGCATGCAAGTTCGTCACAGAGTACGCTGAGATACACACGGGCGGGGACGTACTCGCTGGGCTCAAGGACATGGAAGCCTGCTGGGACGACCTGGACAAGACTGATCGTGTGGCCTACACTATGTTTATGAAGGCTGGGCGCGAAATGTTTGCTCCGGTTGACAACAGCGAATAAAGACAGTATAATACTAACTTACACACACAAAGGAGCGAACCTATGTATGATATCGTAACTAACCCAATTCCCCAAAGCGGGCTATGGGTAACCCCTGAGAACTTCGACGAACTCTACGCTATGGTGGAGCAGTATACAGGCGAGCAAAAGGCCCTGGCCCTGCACGTAATGATGCTGACCCTTAACACTTGTAACCGAGCTGTAGAGGACAAGATCTTATCTAAGGAGATCTTTGCGCAATGAGACACTATACTACACTCGCAGAACTGGACCGCGAAGGGTTCAACGTTATCGTAGACAAGACTTGGGAGGACTTACCCCTCGAGGACTTGTTTGATACAACCATAGACCCAGACACGGGCCTGCCCTACTATGACGTTCACAAGATGTATGCTGACATAGAGCTTGGGAACCTAGACTACTTTATGCTCAGGGTCAGGGTCATGTACGAGGACGTTGAGCTAGCGGTCAACTACGTAGGGGGCTTTGTCTACGAAGATGCCATGGAAGTGCTCAAGGATGGCACAGCTGAGGATATGATCGGGGAGAGCATCATAGACGCTAAGAAGCGAGTAACCCAGATCCTTGAAGGGTTATCCAAAATACCGGTTGACTTAGAGACAGTTTGAGTATACAATAGACACTTAGTTAATTAATAAGGAGCGCGAAATGGGTACACGTAGTCGAGTTGCTGTTATGCATGGTGATGTTTGTAAGAGTGTCTACTGCCACTATGATGGCTATCTAGACTATGCAGGACGTATCCTTTTGGCTCACTATGATTCCACAGCAGCAAATGCTTTGGTAGCACGTGGGGACAACAGCGGCGTCAAAGAGACCCTAGAAGAAATGAACTTCTACAGCGATCGCGGAGAGACGGATGTCAGCTGGCGAGTAGCACACACGTTCGACGAGTTCCTCGAGCAGGTTAACAACTGCTACGGTGAGTACTACTACGTGATGAAGGACGGGGTCTGGTATGCGGGCTGCGTATACGCTACAGAGGGGCTGATCAAGAACGGGCTAGTGCCTCTCAAGGACGCTGTTGCTGCTATTGGCGAGACTGAGGCAGAAGAAACCCTAGCAGCATCAGTGTTATTCAAATAGGGGTTGACAAAAGACCCAATTGAGTATACAATAGAGACTTAGTTAATTAAAGAAGGAGCGGCGATGCCAGCAATTATCGAGATGCATGAGGGTACATACAAGATTCGCGGACGCGAAACTAGTATGAGTGGGTTGCGCTTTGAACTCGCAGAGGGTTACAAAGAGGGTTCCACGGGTGGGTATGTGACGGTGCAGGGTGGGACAGTACAGCCTAGCAATGCGGGTATCCCAGATCGCAAGATCAAGATCAAATGCATTAGCCCAAAGAGCTATACTGTTATTTCGGGTGTTAGTGCAGATCCAGTAGGAGAAAAGAGTTTGGAACAGATCAAAGTGTCGGACGCTGCCGTAGCAGATGAAACGGACGAAGAGATCGTAGAACGCTTGCGCTCACGCTTTGAAGTTCTCACCGAGATGACCAAAGCAGTCAAGGCTGGTACTGTTCGTGCTATGATCGTAACAGGGCCCCCAGGCGTTGGTAAGAGCTTTGGTGTAGATGAAGTACTAAGCAAGGACGACTTGTTTGATATGATGGGTCAGCGTAAGCCACGCTATGAGATCGTCAAGGGTGCTATGAGTGCCATTGGCTTGTACTCTAAGCTCTATCAGTACTCAGAGAAGGGTTCCGTTATCGTGTTCGATGACTGTGACTCTGTACTCTTAGATGACTTGAGCTTGAACATTCTCAAGGCTGCTCTAGATAGCTCTAAGAAGCGTACTATTAGCTGGAACACAGACTCTAGAGTGTTGCGCTCAGAGGGTGTGCCAGATAGTTTTGAGTTCAAAGCGGGTGCCATCTTTATCACAAACATTAAGTTTGAGAATGTACGCTCTAAGAAACTGCAGGATCACTTGGCGGCTTTAGAGTCACGCTGTCACTATATCGATCTACAAATGGACACAGATCGTGAGAAGGTTCTGCGTATCAAGCAGATCGTTCAAGACGGTATGTTGGACACATACGAGTTCGAAGATTGTGTCCGCGATGAAGTCGTTGACTACATTGTAGAGAATCGTGCTAAGATGCGTGAGCTGAGCCTGCGTACAGTATTGAAGATCGCAGACTTGCGTAAGAGCTTTCCAACTAACTGGAAGAGCATGGCTGAAGTAACTGTTATGAAGCGAGGCGCATAATGGACGGCCCATCTAAGACTTGTACTTGGATTGGGCCGGAACAGGCTTCAGAAACCTGTTGCAAGCCCACGGTGTTTGGCAAGAGTTATTGCGAAGATCACGTTTGGAGAGTGTACCAGAAGGGTACCTCAGTAGGTAACAAGAGACAACTGCAGGCCATGGAGAAAGAGCTAGCAGATATTAAGAGAATCACTGAGATTAGGGAGATGGAAAATGAGTAAACTTATCGTATTATTGGGACTGGCCGGTATGATCATATTATTGGTATTGATCGGGCCGTTCTTAACTATTTGGGCAGTGAACACGCTATTTCCAGTGTTGGCAATACCTTACACATTTTGGACATGGTGCTCAGTGCTCATTTTGGGAGCATTCTTTAAAGCTCAGGTTACCATCAAGAAGTAATTGGTAAGATTGATAGTTGACCTTAGCCTTACGGTATGCTATTATAGTACTACGCTGTTAGGAACAGCCATACAACAAAGGAAACTTAAATGAAACGTATTTCTAAAGACACAAAGACTTTTAAAATCTTTAACGCTCTGTACAATGGCGACACATTGACTGCATCACAAGCTGAGAAACGCTTTGGTGTAAAGAACCTTTCTGCTGAAGCATCACGCATTCGTCAGAACGGTTACGCTGTTTATTCAAACAGCCGCACAGCTGGTAACGGTGTTACAGTAACTGAATACGTAATGGGCAAGCCATCACGTGAGATCGTTGCTCTTGGCTACAAGGCTAAGGCTGCTGGTTATACACTAGAGACTATCTAAGTACTAGTTTCAAACGACTGATCCGATTCGCTCCCGGGGACGTCTTTGAGGGCTGTTGTGGAAACGCAACAGCCTTTTTCTTTGGTTGACAGTTTGGACAAACGATCGTATACTAGAGACTAAGTTAAACAAAAGGAGCGAGCAATGGCAAAGATACTCAACTTCCGTCCAGTCTGTATCAATTATGGATGCAACAAACCAGTGATGCAAAAAGGCGGCACTATTGATAATCCTACAGGCTGGCGAGTGCATTGCGGGCATTGCCAAAAGGCATCGTATGGCGCTCACGCTCATGCTCCTGGGGTAACACCATTCAAGACCGGGCGCTGTTCTAACAGTGATAGCCATTTAGGGTTTGCCTGTTCTATCAACTACAAGAAAGCTCCTTGGGCTGTGGGCATGACAGAGGTAGATCACAAGAATGGTAACCCTAATGACAACCGCCTAGAGAATCTAGACGAGCTGTGCCCAATGTGCCATAAACAAAAAGGTCGCATAGCAGGAGACTACGATAGGTGGAGAAACTATCGTGTGGCGTAAAAGCCACACCGTCCGGCACTCCAACCCCAGGGGTTGACAGATTGGATACATAGTGTTATAATAGACACATACTAAGAAGGAGCGAACATGCAATTCACAGCAGATCAAGTATGGGGTTGTGCCGTAGCAGCGGATCGTATCAACGGTGGCTACCTTAAGGAGCCCGTATACGCTCGTAACCTCGATGTCATCGAGAAGCAGGCCAACAAGGCCATGGTCAAGCAATGGCTACGTGATAATGCTTTTGGGTTAGTCACAGACTCAGACATCGAGCAGGGCCGTACAGTCCGTCATTACTTCAACGGCTTGCTGCTGAAGGAGCTCTCTGGGAAGATCAATGACTTCGAGCGTCAGGCTTTGAAGATCGCCCAAAAGGACGAGTTCACGGGTCGCGACATGCTCGACTTCGCGATCGTTAGTTGTCTCCCAGCTGCTATGCTACGTGATCAGAGCCGTAAGGAGCTAGACAGCTCTATCCGTAGCTCCACCCAGCTCAATGCTGCTGTGGGAGATAAGATCCAGGGCGAGATCCACGTGGTTAAGAGCTACTACTCTAAGGAATACAATAAGTTCCGCATCACAGCCACTCTCGGCGACTCCTACGTGGACTTCTGGTTCAACAATGCCCTTGAGGGCCGTGTAGGGATCAAAGGCAAGGTTAAAACCCAGCGTGGCGATAATACAACACAGTTGAACTTTGTGAAAGTAACCGGTTGACACTAGAGCAGTTTGGTGTTATACTTATGATACTGGGAAAGTAATTGTTTAATCGTAATTTAAAGTGAGGTCTTAAAAATGGCAAAAACCACAGACATTAGTGTTCGTCAAGTTGGCCCTAAGGGTGCTAAAAAATCTATCAGCAAGGCGATACAGAAGCGCCGTCCAATCTTCCTTTGGGGTCCTCCAGGAATTGGTAAGTCAGAGCTCGTTGCACAGATTGGTGCAGAAGCCAAACGCGAAGTTATTGATATCCGTCTAGCCCTATGGGAACCTACAGACATTAAGGGTATCCCTTACTTTGATTCCGTGAACACAAAGATGGCATGGGCTCCTCCTATTGAGCTACCTAGCGATCCAGAGAGTACCGCTATCATCTTTATTGATGAGTTGAACTCTGCTCCTCCAGCCGTGCAAGCCGCGGCATACCAGTTGATCCTTAACCGTGCAGTAGGTACCTACAAACTGCCTAAGGGTGTAGACATTGTAGCGGCTGGTAACCGCGAAGGTGACCGTGGTGTTACCTATCGTATGCCTGCTCCGTTGGCTAACCGCTTCTTGCACTTAGAGATGAAGGTAGACTTCGATGACTGGTTAGAGTGGGCTACCCTTAACAAGATCCACCCAGAGGTGGTTGGTTATGTAGGCTTCGCCAAGCAGGACTTGTATGACTTTGATCCAAAGAGTTCCTCAAAGGCATTTGCAACTCCACGCTCTTGGTCCTTTGTAAGTGATCTGTTAGTTGATGACGACACTGACAATGATACACTGACCGATTTGGTGTCAGGTGCTATTGGTGACGGCTTGGCTGTTAAGTTTATGGCACACCGTAAGATCGCAGGCAAATTGCCTAAGGCTTCAGAGATCCTCGACGGTAAGGTTAAAGACTTACAGATCAAAGAAGTGTCAGCGATGTATTCCTTGACAGTCTCTTTATGCTACGAGTTGAAGGACCGTGCAGAGAAGAAGACATCCAAATGGGATGACATGGCAGACAACTTCTTCCGCTACATGATGGATAATTTCCCAACAGAGATCGTTGTGATGGGTGCGAAGACTGCCCTTACTAATTACAACTTACCGTTGGATGCAACGAAGATGAAGAGCTTCGATGAGTTCCACAAGCGTTTTGGTAAGTATGTGTTAAAGGCTATGGAGAATTAAGACCTCTACCATAGTCCGGAAGGGTGCCTCCCAGGGTAGCCCTTCCACCCTTTTTTGGTTGACAGGTATGCGTTTTGATGCTATAATATACACATACTAAGGAGAGCGAGTAATGGACCCAATCGTAGACAAACTAACAACTGCCCGAGTAGGCCTACTACTTAAGACGCCTTTCTTTGGCAACATGGCCACCCGTATGCGTCTAGTAGAAGCAGACGAATGGTGCCCAACAGCCGCAACTAACGGCCGTGACTTTTATTACAACACCAAGTTCGTAAACAAACTCAGCGAGAAGAAACTAGAGTTCCTCTTTGCACACGAGATTTGCCATTGCGTGTTTGATCACTTTGGTCGTGTTGGTAGTCGCGATCGTCAGCTCAGCAACATAGCACAGGACTATGCAGTCAACCAGATCCTAGTCGATGAGCGTATTGGGGACAAGATTACAGAAGTTAAGATCTGCCAAGACAACCAATACCGCGGCATGGCTTGGGAAGAGATCTATGATCTATTGTATGAGCAAGCAGAGAAGATCTCTATGCCAGAGTTGATGAAGCAGTTGGGTGACTTACTTGACGAGCACATTAACGAAGACGGTGGTGGTGAGGGTGACAAGGACGGCAAGGGCAATAAGCCCGGCATGAGCAAAGAAGAAGCACAGAAGATCCGTGACGAAGTCAAGCAGGCTATGATCCAAGCGGCACAAGCGGCAGGTGCTGGTAAGGTGCCAGCGGCGATACAACGCATGATCAAGGACTTGACTGAGCCTAAGATGAACTGGCGCGAGTTCCTGCGTATGAACATACAAAGTCTTATCCGCAACGACTATTCCTTTAGCCGTCCTAACCGTAAGGGCTGGCACACAGGAGCGATCCTTCCAGGTCTTAAGACTGATGATACGATCGATGTAGCGATTGGTATTGACATGAGTGGCTCTATTGGCACAGAGGATGCAACAGTATTCCTTAGCGAGATCAAGGGCATCATGGACCAGTATGAAGACTTCCGCATTCACTTGTGGTGCTTTGATACTGCCGTGTATAACCCACAGGTCATTACGCAAGACAACAGCCACGAGTTAGAAACATACGAACCTCAGGGTGGTGGTGGCACAGACTTTATGGCCAATTGGGAGTTTATGAAAGAGCAAGGTATTGAACCTAAGAAGTTCATTATGTTCACAGACGGCTACCCATGTGGCAGTTGGGGTGACGAGGACTACTGTGATACCTTGTTCATTATCAAAGGCGCTGATCACGAGGCTCCATTCGGACAGAGCGTGATCTACGATAAGGATGCTAAGTTGGTAGGCTAAGGCTACGGGCGGTTGTTGGCAGTCCTAGGCTCCAACCTTAATCCAGGGGAACTACTCGCAGGCCAACCCTGGGCCCACCTATAGAGTGCCGGCGGGTGTGGCTTTTTAGCCACAGGCCCCGCTGTTACACGTATGCAGGAATCTAGGTAAAACGGCCTATCTAGATAGAT